AGCTCGTCTTAGAAACGTACACAAAGCGCTCGGTCCCAGGTACCCAAAACACCGCAGCGGGGTTAGTCCGCTCGTCAATGGCCACCGGAGAAGTCCACTCCCAAGTCACAGGCGACCAGGTTGCGGCCTCGTCGTTGGTGCCGGCGATTCCGCGGCTAAACACTGTGACGACGGCGCCGGTACGCTCGTTCACCGCCGCCGCGTGATAGTTGACCGTCGTCACGTTGGAATACGTCACCGGCGACCAGCCGACCACCAAGCCGGGATCGTTCCACCCGTACCAGTCGCCGCCGCTGGCCTCGTCGCGGACAATGACACGGCCGCCCGTCTCGAGCTGTGGCACGCCGGCCCGACTGCTTCGGATCGTTAGGTCGGTGCCTTGCTCGCCGGACACACGGATCGCCGTCCTCGCCCCGTCCGCGTTAGCGCGTGGGATCCCCGGCTTCGGGTTCGCTTGTTGGTACGAGCTCGTGAGCGCGGTTCCGGTGTTGGCGGTCAGGTTCGCAAAGTCGGCCAAGCCCTCGTCGAGCACCAGGAGGCCATCGTATAGCTTTTGACGTGTGCCCATTGGCTAACCTCGACCGTAGACGAGCGTTTGGCCCGTCCTTGCGCCCGATTGTACCCTAACCGCATTCGCCGCCCGTCCGTCGCGGCTGATCGAGTCCACCACCGCCGACGCGATGATCTGGCGGTCCAGCATGATCGAGACGCTAGTGCCCGGTGTCGTGCCTTGGTTCAACGCGTCCAAGCCCTCGCGGCCGAGCGCCATCATGCCCCGCGGCGACACGATCCCCTCGGACGGTGACGCCAGGATCGGCGTGTGGTCGGCACCGCCGGTCGAGCGTTCCGACACCATCCCACCGAGCGCAAAGGTGGGCGGCTCTTGTGACGTGATCGCTCCGATGGCCAAGGCCAGTTGTGCGCCGGCCAACGCGGTCGCCGCGGCCGGTGCGCCGGGTCCGAGGTAGGCAAAACTTGGTAGCAGCGCAATAGCGGCTCGAGCGGCTTCGATCGTAGCGTTGGCGATCTGTGCGGCTTGGTTCAGCTTGAACGCCTTGGTGGCTTGTTGCTCCAGGTCGGCCGCGACCAGATCCGCCCGTTCGCGCTCTGCCTTGGCCGCGGCGTCGACGGCGGCAATTTGCGCTTGACCTTCGGCCTCGGTGAGCCGGCCGATCTCGACCAGCCGATTGATCCGATCCGTCTCGGTGGTCTGCATCAGGTCGGCGCCTTGCTCGATTGCCTCCCGCTCGGCCGCGGCGACGTTGGCGATTGCGTCAATCCGCTGTTGGGTCGCACCGACAATAACGCCCGTCGTCATCATTGAAACCCGCTCGGTTTCCGTGCTGATTGCGTCGATGGCGGCGTACAAGTCTGAGTCGATCAGCCGCTGGATCGCCGTCCGTGTGTCCTCGACTTGGACCTCTACATCGGCGGCCGATTGCTTGAACCGGATCATGCTGTCGATCGTTTGCTCAACGTCCGCATCGTATGCGACCTGAGCCGCGGCCAACGCCTCCATACCGAGCTCGAGGTTGCCAGCAGCCACCGCCGCGTCGAGAATGGCGACTTGTTGCCGCTCAAACTGCATTTCGAGCGCGGTCAACGGGTCGACGACCTCAAGCGTTGACCGAAAGATCGACTCGTTTAGCGTTTCGGTAGCCTTCGCTCTTGCTTGCGCTGCGCGCTCGGCTTCGCGCATCGCTTCGGCGGCCTCGCGCTCGGCCGCAGCTTGGGCGCGCGACGCGTCGGCCGCTTCTTTTTGCTCTTGTCGCTGTTGCCGGATCTTGTCCGCCAGATCCGAAGCCGTGGTGGCGTAGTCGCTCGTCGCGCTATCGGCGGCGTCGAAAATCTTGGGCATTGCGGCAATGGCGGCCTTGGCTCCGGTTGCCCCCAGAAACGCAACCGCCAAGCCCTCAAGCGCCGCTTTGCCCAGGTTGACGCGCCCAGCAAAGTCCGCAAAGGCAAGCGACACCTGAAGCACGATCCTCGACGTTTCGGCCAGCTCCGCGGCCAACTGGCCACCGAGAACGATTGCAACTTGTTGAGCCGCAATGGCCACGCCATCAGTGGCATCGGTGAACTCGTGGATCGCTTCCAGGTTGCCAGCGTCGACGGGTGCAAAGAATTCTTGGAACTCGGCGTTTTGCGCTAAGAGCTCGTCGGTCTGTCGAATGAGTGAGACGATTCCGGTGCCAACCGCAGCGATCGCTGTGGCGTATGCAGTCCCGGCCACGGCCAAAGCGCCGACACCCAAGACAAGCGGCCCCGCCGGACCAAGCGAGGCCGAGAACGACGCGAACGATTGACCGGCCTTTTCAATGCGACCGGACAGCTCGCCGATCTTGCCGCCGATTGCTTCGGCCGCTTGTTTGGAGCCCTCAAGAGACTTCTTGAATTTGTCCGTTTGTTTGGACGCCGAGGCCATCGACGCCTTAACCTTCTTGGCGGCGCGCTCTTGAGCCTTGATCGACTTGTTGAGCTCGGACACCAAGGCCCGCGCCTCCTTGCGTCCAACGGCGCCCTCAAGCTGCTTTTTCAGCCCGGAAAGATCGGCTTTTAGTGTCAGGTCTACGGTGGGCATCAGGCCGCCTCGGCTGCTTCGGCTAGGTCGTCCTCAAGGTCGACGATCAGCTTCTTGATCCCCTTGTTCCACGGCTTCCGCACCAGCCGGTTCCAGTAGGATCCGCCGGCGCCCTTGTATAGCGGGGTCCGCGTATAGAACGGGTAACGAGCTGTCCGCGGGTTGCGATCTTTGGGGTTCTTTGCGTCGTTGGTGATCGACACCGTGACAGCGCCACCGGGAAGGATCTTGGTGTAGACCCGAAACCCGTCGCGGCTTCGGCCCGTGACGACCGGCCAATACTTTTTAGCGTCGGCCACGATGGACTCGTTGTAGGCAATCATCGACCGCAGGACACGCCGATCGGCGCCCTCGGCGATCCGAAGCATCGTGTCCTGAAGCTCGCCGGAAAACTCCACCGAGACGACGCCGACCGTTGCCCGAAGCGGCCGGCCCATCAGAGCCGCCCGATCTTGGTGGCGCGCTGTTGGGCCTCGATCTTCCGCATCGCGTCCCGTTGGGCCTTGGCTTCGATGGTTCGGTCAGCAATCAACAAGGCTTGGTCCTCGGTGGACAGTGTATCAAACCATCCCGGCCATTTGCCCCAAGATCGCTCAATGTCCAAAACGAGCCGAGCGAATGGACCGCCCGGCCCTCTTAGAAATTTTCGGCCTCGTCGACCTCTTGGCCGCCGACGATTCCATCGACGCAAAGCGTGAACGCTACCTGACCGGCCGTCGCCATCGCTTCGGCGTCGTATCCCCGCTCGGCGAGCTCGTCGGCGACCAACTCGCTAAACGCAAAAATGTTGTACTGAACCGAGGCCAACTTGGCCTTGGGTCGTCCAGGTGAACGCCAACACATCGCCAGCGCGGCAATCATGGCGCGAACCGGATTGCTGCCCCAGGTTGCCCAAACATCCATTCGAAGCGCCATCGACTTTGGCGCTTGCAGTGTGATCGTGTCGTTGCCCAACTGAACGTCAAGCCGTTTCGGTTCTGCCATCGTGCTCCCCCGATGGTTGGTGGTTTATGCGACCTCGGCCACGGCCAGATCGCCCGTGACGGCGCCGGTCGAGGTGAACGAGATCGAGAAGGTCGACGGCCGGCCTTCGGTCAAGCTGTCGATCTGCACGCTGCAATCGTTCAGCGTCACCGTCGAGTCGACGCCGCCGTAGTCCGAGCCTTCGATGTTGAGCGTGATGTGGATTGCGTACACCGGATGGCTTGCGCCGTAGGTGCTCTGATTGGTGCTGAACTTGCCGCGCTTCAGTACGAAGTCCGACAACACGTCCGCGGTCGCGTCGGTGAATTGGTGCACCATCGCCGAGAAGGTGCCGGACGGGTAGATCCGCGCGCCCAGGCCGGCCGACTTAAACCGGCCGCGCCGCTCGTATTGAAGCGACTCGTTCAGGGTCTGTTTCAGGTTGGAGATCGTGAGATCCCCTTGGTCAAACGCAAGCGTCATCGTGTTGGCCGCGCCATCGGTCAGGACGATCGAGCCTTCTAGGTCAGACTTCACGAAGCTATCAAGTGCCATTTTCGGATCCTCTGCGTTGGTGGCCGTGCGCGTTTGACGGTGGCGATCCGATGGCCTCGATGGTTGAAGTGTACCGCGGTTAGGTCCGCGCGTCTATTGAGTAGAAGTGCCGCACGAGGTATCGGAGCTCGCCGACGAACAGGCGAGACTCGAGGACAACCCGCGGCTGAATGGACACGAACTCGATCTGCACGCTCGGATCTTGCCGAGTCGCCATCACCGCCCGCATCAACTCGACCTCTCGATCGAGGCCGCGGCGGTAGTCGGCGACCTGATCGAGCGCTTCTAACACGACACAAAAGCGAACCACCACCGAGGACGCCACGTACATCCCGCCACGCTGTCGGCCTTGGCGGTGGTCTGGTACCGGGATTGTCTGGTTGAGGCCGACGCTGTACGCGCAGTCGCTCAACAGTTGCGGCTCGAGCTCGGGAAATTCATCGAACGCGAACACGGATCGAGTCCAGCCCAAGCCGCCGAGCTCGGCGTCGATCACGTCGGCCACGCGGTCCACCAGATCGGACGGGTCGATCGCTTGGATCACGAGGTCAACCAGAGCGTTGCGGTGGACGGACGGCGCTTCGCCGGGTCGTCGATCTCGCCGCTGTCGCTGTGGTCATACAGGAACGACAGATCCCGCCACGCTTCGCGGTACCGGTCGCGCCAGTGCATCGCTTCTTCGGCGTAGGGTTTCCCCATGTTCTCGAATACGTAAGCGATCGCCAAGGCCAAGTGAGCGCGTCGCAGGCTTGACGGACTCATGATCAGGTTCGGCCGGTTCCCTTGGTCGATCAACGCTTGTTGGATCTCGGTCCAAGACTCCGAGATCTCGTCCTGAAGGTCCGACGATTGGAGCCGCGCACGGTTGTTGGGATTCATGGCGCGGAGCCGCCGGTGTATGTCGGCGGCCGTCACCACCGGATGAACGCCGCGAAGGACCAAGGCCGCGTCGTTGGTGGCAATGATCTTTCCGTCCGGCGATACGGTGCCGGCGACCGACAGCGACCACTCGATCCGCCATCCTTCGCCGCGGGTTTGGTCGGTGGTGGCCGCGGCGGTCAGTTGGTACGTTGCCACGCCGTCGACGATGGACGCGACAGCGCCCGACACGACGGCCACGTTGGACGCGTTGTAGATCGAGACGGTGGCCGCGGTCGGCGCGACGATTGCCGCGTTGAGGTACACCGCCGCCGAGACGGTGTTGTTTTGTCCTTGCACGAGCAGATCAGGCAAGGGAAACCGAACCGACGGCCGCGCGTCCTTCAAATTCATTTGATCTTGCCCTCGCGTCGCTTGGCCTCGTTGCGTTGAAGCGCCCGATCGGCCTTGGCGGTGGCGTCCTTGGTGGAAACGCGGCCGTCACTTCGGAAGCGTTCGATCAACGACGCGCGGACCTGTTGCGGGCTTCGGTCATTCTTGGCCATCGTCATCGCCTCCAAACTCGTGTTCGGCGATCCGTTGGGCGATCGTCTTGGCGGTGCCCTTGGTGGACAAGCCCAGGTCCTCGGCCATCTCGACAAGCGCCGCCTTTTTGTTGTCGCTGTGGAGCTGTGCCGCCCGCTCGTCCACCGGGTCGACCTCGGGCAATGCTTCCGGCGCTGCGCCTTCGGCCGGCTCCAGGTCGCCGTGTAGTCGCTCCAGCTCGGCGCGCAGCACGGCCAGGTCGGCCTCCTGTGCGTCGATCTTGATCTTCAGACTTGGGACCGCGTGCACCTTGTTCGACAGGTTGGCCAAGCTGGCCTCGAGCCGCTCAATCATGCCCTCGATCACGTGGACCGGTGGCGCCATCACCAACCCGCGCTCGACGAGCTCGGCACACCAGGCGGCGTATTCGTCCGACCTCGACCCGATCCGGCTCGACCCGTTGTAAACGATTTCCCACCGCGTCCTAAAGCGCTGGCCTTGCGCCACGCGGTCGACGCGCAGGTAGCTCGTACCCGGCCCGTCCACGTCCTCGGGGATCTCGGTCCAGCCGCGAGACTTTTGTTGAGCGAGCGCCCCGTAATGGTTTCCGCTCTTGTCGACGCCGCACAGTCCGAGCTCGAGGCTAAAGCGCTTCAGCAACGGGATCAGCTTTCCGCCCGTGACGCACCACCGATTTGGATGGGCCAACAGCAAAAAGCGAGACGACGGCCCAAGACGCGGCATCGGCTGATCGCCGGCCGGACGTTCGAGGGGCGCCGGCACATCGCCGGCCGGTGGTGCAGGTTGATTCAGTCGTGCCATGTTGTGATCTCCCTATGGTTGGCTTGAGTCTATCACCCTAGCCGGAGAGACGGCGGAGAGGGAGCGCCCCGCCGCCTCAAAGGTGATCCCCAGGAGAGGATCAAGCGTCGGTGATCAGCGATGCCCCGCGTGCGTCGTCGCCCTCGGCCACGCCGAGGTAGTAGTTGGAGACGAACGCCGTTTTTGCCGAGGCCGCGTCTCGGTCAAACTCAAGCATGACCTTGCCGGCGTTCACGCCAACCACGCTGGGATCGACGGGGACCGAAGCGTCGGCCCACAGCACAGCGCCACGACCAAACACGCCGCCGGCGTAGTCGGCGCCCGCGTTGGCGGTGGGCACCTTGTTGGACACGAACAGGTCGACGCCGTAGATCGAGCCCTTGTACCCGGTGCCGCGCATCCGGATCATGTCGGGGGATGCAGGGTCGAACGCCACCGTTCCGGTCGAGGTCCGGATCGCGTCGCGCATATCGCCCCACTGGCGAGCGTGGAGGATGGCCATGTAAGGGCCGGCGACGTTGGCGATCTCCAGCGAGGTCACAGCTTCTTCGAAGTCCTGCAACGTCAGGTTCGATCCAGACGTGCCAAACACGTTGGAGAACCCGCCCATCAGCTGTGCGATCAGGCTGGTGAGCGTCATGCCCGCGGAGAGCGTCGCGTCCTCGGCAAACTTCACCGGGTCCAGGGCGCCGAAGCTGTCGGTGAGCCGCGCGAGGTCGGTCGGCTCGTAGGACTTCGCGCGACGGGCCACGGTGACGGTGTAGCTCGTATCGGTCAGCGTCGTCGGGGTAACGGCAGCGCCGTCGGCCACCGCGGCCAGCTCGTGAGCGGCCATGAAGTCGAGCTCGCTTTGCTTGATCACGCTCGAGCCGGAGCCCGTCACGTCGCCCGCGTAGAACAGCGCCGGGTGATTCAGAATCACCGAGCGGTCCTCGCGGGACAGCATCAGCTCTTGGCCAAGGATTGCAGGGAGCCGGGAGTCGGCCAGATCGGCGTAAAGGGTCGTCGCCATAGTCTAAGTCCTCAATGGGTTAGGTCCGTCGACGCTGTGGCGGGTGCGACCCGTTGGGACAAGTTGTCAATGCCATCGTACACCGATGGCTAGGATGTGGCAATTACCGGCCGGCTTTCATGTCCGCCCGGATCTGTTGCCGGTGTTCGCGGTACTCCGCGGGGCTCATGTTGGCGATCGCCTCGCGACTGTAGACCGGCGCCGTCGGTGCCGCCGCGGTCGCACCGCGGTTGGTCGGCGGGTTGCGGTTTACCCGCTCGCCGTTGGTAGCCGGCGCCTCGGCCTCGGTGGTGGTGGGTGCTTCGGCGGTGGTCGGCAGGTACGCGCGGATCGCCAGCGGCACTGAGTCGGACTTGAGCCAATCACCCACCGACGCAGGCCGGTCGTCCTCGGCCATCCGATCCCACAGAAGTCGGGCGATCCCGACGCCTTCTTCGTCGGTGACGCCGGCCGCCATCAACGCCCGCTCGGTGGCCCATCCCGACCGCTCGGACTCAAGCTCGGCCACGCGTGACTGCAACGTGTCCGCGTGCGACAGCTTAGCCGCGACCTCGGCCGAGGCCGTCGAGGTTTCCGATCGCAGGTCGTCGAGCGCTTGTTGAGCGTTGGCCAGCTCGTCGCGCAGGTTCCGCCGTTGTTCGCTCACCTTGTCAAGCCGCTCCTTTGGGATCCAGCCCTCGTTGTCAGCGCCGCACGCGCCACACTTCACCGCCATTTGTTGCTCCCTATCGTGTCGGGCCAAGCGCCCGGTTTTGTTGTTGAATCTCGGCCAACGCCGCCCGCGCCTCGGCCTCGGTGGTGCCAGGGTTCCGGCGTTGGTACGCCGACACCACCGACAACAAGCCAAGATCGATCTCGGTCTGGATCTCGTCTAGGTGCGCCCGCCGCTCGTCGAGCGACAGCGGGACGCCTTGGTATGTGACGGTGTACCCCGATTCGGGGTAGGACTCGCCACCGGCGATCCGCAGCATCGCGGCCGACTTGCCGATCAAGTCCTCGTCGGCGACTTGAAACACCGGCTCGATCCGCTTGGCCACTTCCCGCTGCGCGTCCCGCGAGACGGCGATGGCATACCCCGATCGAGGGTCGCCGCTCATGCGCATCTGGTCAGCAGGGTTGATCCCCGCCATCGCGGCCAGCCGCCGCTCGTACTGGCCGATCGTCTCGATCAGCTTTTGGGGGTCCGAAGTCTCGGCCCACTGGCCGATCTGCGGTTGGCCCGCGGCGTCCTCGCGGCTGTAAAACTGCGTCACCGTCGCCGGGTCGGTGACGATTGACCGGCGCCCCATCCCGTCGTCATTCTCGTCCGCCCAGGCCGCCCCGCCTACCTCGAGGTCGACGGTATACCGCTGCTTCCACGCCGTATTGCGGACGATGTGCAAAAGGAACGTATACAAGACACCGACGTTTAGGGTGCCTTCGACCATCTCGGTGGTGCTGTAGCTGTCCCACATCCGGCCCGTCCTGGCAGCATGGTAAAAGCCGAACGGAAGGAACGGCCGCCCGTCGGCGTACCGGAACGGGTACCGCTCGCCGCTGTAGGCTTCGGACGTTTCACCGGTAAACACCTCGGTGTAATCCACGCCCTCTTTGTCGAGGATCTTGTAGCACTCCATCCCCGGTCGAATGTCGTACACATCCCAATACCAGGCGCGCTTTCCGTTGAGCTCGCGTTGTCGGACCTCGCACAGCTTGACCGGCACATCGGGCCGATCGGAGTCGGTGACGACTGTCACGAGGTCGGGAAACACCGGCCGATAGGTCAGAACGGCGCCGGCCTCGGTGGGTACCGCGTCGACCCGGACAAACATTTCCCGAAGGCCCAACGTGTCCCGCTGCGTCCGTTGTTGCATCGGCCACAGTCCCGCCTGATCAATCGCGCCATTCGGCCCGATCAGTCCTTGGGCGCCCTCGTCCGCGTGTGTCACCGTCGGCGGCACATCGTAAGACCGCGCCAACGCATCCCACGCCGAGCGGTAAAAGTTGGCCGACAGGTCGACCCGTTTCCAGGCTTCCGACCGAACGCCGCCGACCTGCTCTCGCACGCATTGCTCGAGCTCGGTGCGCCACTTCCCGTAGAGGATCCGCCGCACCTTCCGCAGCCACCGCCACCGCGCCACGTCGTCAGGGTCGACAGGCATGGGCGGGTTGCTCATCACCATTTGTCCGGGGATCTCGCCGTGCATGAAAACTCCGCGCCTATCCTATCACCAACTGGCGACCCGGAAGCCGGCGCCGGCTCCCGTAAATGTGATCCTTTAGCCCGTATCGTAGCGCGTCGATGATGTGCGACCATTCCGAATTTGGCTGCATCCGGTATTTCTGCAACGACAAATCCAAACGGTCGCACCGGTCTAGAACGTGAAAATGCCCATCGCGCAACATCAGCCGGTGCAACCACGTACAGCCGTAGGACACCGCGCCGGGTTGGTTGACCGCCCCCTTTTTGGCGGTGCGGATTGGTGGATTCATTCGACCGATCTTGATCCCGTGGCTCCCCGCCCGCGGGTGTTTCTCAAGCGCGTAGTTGAGCCGAGCGTTTGACTTCTTGGCCACCGAGCCGCGGCGGTTTGACCCATAGTGGGGAATGTCGCCGTATGCTCGTTTGAGGTCGCGCCACCTCAACCCGTGCCGCTCGAGCATCGACAAGATCGCATCGGCGTCGTCGTCCTCGGTCGTCTCACCGTCGCCAATCGCCTCGTCAATCACCCACACCGTCGGATGCTGCTCGCCCTTTTTGGCTTTTTGAACGCCAATCAACAAAGCGACCTGAGCGTGCCGGGCCATCCCGTGATCGATCCCTAGATACAGGTCCAGGTCGCACACCGGGTTCCGCTGGATCAGGTGTGGCCGTTGGCCGCTGCGGCGGTAGGCGGTGAAGATCGGATTCTCGACCGCAAAGTTCCACTCGCCATGACACACAACCGGGATCTCATGAGGCAACGTCTCGGCCAAGATGGAGTCGATCCACGCCTCGTCGCACACCGTCCCATCCTCTAGACAGATCGGGCGGTGCTGGCCAACCGGCACAAGCTCGGCCGGCTCGAGTCGGTGGTGGTGGTCCTCAATCTGGCCGCGCTCGGCCGCAACGCGGATCCAGTCAACGGGTGCGTTGACCGGCGTCATTGTGATCAAACAGCGCCCAAAGCGGCCAGCTTTCATCACCCGCTTTTGCACCTCGGAGTAGACGCGATCCGACGCCGGCGGCTCGTCGAACCACGCGCGGTGAATCGTGGCGCCGGCAAGGTTTAGACCGCCTTGCTGGGTGGTCTTGATCCGAATGATGGACCAACCGCCGCTCGGGATGTGCCGCACCTGCACCGCGGGCGACTTGCCGCGAAAGCCTCGGATCTCGGTGTATTCGGTGTCCGGGTGTAGCAGGTCCTTTGGCAACAGCTCCCACAGCTTCCCCTGAATGGCGACCGACTGCGACCAAGACGCGCACAGGATCCACGCCTCAATGGGAAACGGCGTTACCGTCTCGGGGCACCACGGGTGGTGTCCGATAGCCGCAGCGATCGTGTCGACCGCGCCGGCCGTGGTTTTGCCGAGCGCTTGGTTAGGGCCTCGAAACATGCGGTACTTTGCCGACGAGGACAAGACCGCGTGTTGACCAGGAAGCGGCCGGAAGTTGTCAAGCGGCCGGCGCTGGTGGTTCCGCTTCAGCACTTCCATGTGTTTCACAATGGCGGCCAAGGTCATCGCGTCAACCCGATCCGGGCCATCGCCAGTTGTGCGATCGTCTCGACTTGGGCCACCGGCAGCTCGACAATCAGCTGTGCAAGCGCGGCGATCGTCTCGTCGTCGGTGGGGTCGTCCTCGGTCTGTGACTTGTCGATCTCGGCCAGGTGCTCGTCGAGCTCGCGCCGAAGGTCGACGAGCTGCCGGCGGAAGTCCCGGATGGCGATCCACGATGGCTTCGCGGCGTCCTGTACCCGCGTCAAGTTGTCGGCCACCTCGTCGAGCTGCATTCGCAAAAACGCCTCCCGACTAATGTTGTGAATGGCGTGTCGGTCGCTCTGGTGCGGCGTCGGTTTCCGCGCGCGCGCGCGCGACTTTTCGGCCTTGGCGGCTTCGGCGTCTCGCTTTCGTTGAGCGGTGCCAACTCGCTTGGCGTGCTCGTACTCAAGGCCGAAGTGCTTGGCCGCTCGCCGATAGCCGCAGCCCTTTTCGGCCATGAATTGCCGAATGGCTTTGCCCTGTTCGAGCTCGTTAGGCGGGACTTCGGGCATTAGGTCGCTTTTTCAGGGCTGCGCGCGAGAAAAAGACGGGGAAATGGCAC